CTACATCTCCGGCGGCAGGTAAAACCCGTTTGTATGGATACCTGCTTTATCAGTCCCGCTAAGGTTGTATTTGATTTCAATTTTTTGACTATCATCTGTGGGTACATTAAATGTGCTTGTGAAGAAGTCACCATTTGCCAAATAGCCAACCTGTATCCCTGAGCCACTGGTTCCCTTCTTACGGATGATCATAATTAAACCCTGCGTTAAAGCATCACCATAGGCTGTGATCATCGCCCTTGTGCTGAATTTCGGGACTGAAAGCGTGACGGTGCTCCAAGTTACATCAAGGTCAATGTTGTTACGGTCAGCTATATAACTATTGTAAAAAACACAATCGCCGCCATCGTGGGTGAATTCTATAAGATCAGCTGAACCGTCAATTATAAACCCAAATATACAGAGGTCGTCGCCCACGTACCATCCGTCCTTTACAGCATCGTATGTCGGCGCAGTGGTGTGTCCCACGATCTTGGTCTCCGTGATCTTGTCGGAGGTGACCTTGCTGTAGTCTATGCAGAAATAATACATGCTGTCCGCGACCGGGGTATCGGAGTCTGCGTTGCTGCCGCCGGGGCCAACGATAAAGGTTATGGCCGATGCCACGCGCACACTACGGTTTAAAGCAGGCACCGGGTAGGTGCACGGGTTTATTGTGATAGACGTAATGGAGGTCCAGTCTATTTTAGCGCGACGTTTTACGCGCATTGGAAGCTGCTCCTTCCAGCTTGCGGCGGATACCTTTTTGAGCACGGTCTTGTCTCCAAGGCGCGTTAACACCACATCATTAAAGGCGGTCTCTATCTTATCAGCCCCAGCGCACTTCACCGTTACCGCGTTAGCACTTGATTCGTCCTTTTCCACGGTCACCACCCGGCCTATGGGTACATCAGCAAGGGACGGAAGGGTCACATCAAATGCTCCAGCCGTGGCATCCGCAAGAATGTCCCTGTCCAGATCCTTGTCCATTGGATATGTATTCGAGACCTCTTTGAACGGGTGTACGATTACTGGGGCGGAGCCGTCCTCGTCCTTGCCATCGTGCTTATGCCCGAAAACCTTATTAAGCCACGCGGCCAGTACCGTTGTCCCTGGTATACCGGCTCCGGGGTCTTTGTCTGTATGTATTGTCTTCGCCATATTCTAGATCCTCCTTTAGTAGTCGTACACGAACACAACCTTCGTGTGCTCATTCTTGAGTTTATTAAAAAGAGCTTCAATACTTGACGAGAAAGAACCCAGCCTGTCGCCAGCCTGCGCCTCGCCAGCTATAAAGGCGTATCCGTCCTGGCTTACACCTCTTACTGTCCATACCCAGACAGCATCCTCCGTCAACAGCTCATCCCCCGCAACAGCGTGTCCGGCCACAAAGGGAAAATAGTTCTCTATCGTGATCTCGTGGCCCAGGGCCTTTGCCAGGGCTATGAGTTGAGGTTTACCCAACAACCCGGTCTTATTTATCGCGGCCTTCACCCTGTCGCGTCGGAGGGGTAGCGGGTCGTCCTGGTTCGGGACAATTGCATACAAGTCTTCCCAGTCAGAGATAAGCTCGTTGGCTGTATCCGGGAACATCTCATCAAGCAGCTGGTCGATCAATGCCATAGCCTCGTCGAGGTGCTTACCCTTGACCGCCAGGGCAACATCGTGGTCTTTACCCAGCGGCAAGGGCGTCAGGCTCTTTAGAGCGTCTTCGTGCTTAAGCTGGCGTGACACTTACCACCCCCGGTCTTACCATTGTCGTGGAACCCGGCACTACGTTCGCCGCAGGCTCCGTTATTGTCACGTCCGAAGCACCGCGCTTCATTGCTATGTTCACGAGCTGATTAAGATAAAAGACCTCGCCCGGCTTCATGGCGTTCATTACGGCCTCAATATCGTTCTTTATAAGCGTCAGGTTAAGGGCGCTGCCCGTAATGGTCATGGTCACGGCCTCGGTCTGAATTATGGGGCCGATAACGTCGAGGTTGCTCGGGTGGAGGTTCGGCGTCACCTTGTCGTATACCAGACTCTTGACCTGCGTGCAGAGGCTCTTTACGGTGTAGGTCTCGGTCACTACTGTGAAAATATTCGTATCAAGGGTAAGTTTTATTTCCGAATCCACTGTCACCACCAACGCCGTCTCGGAGCTGACCCCGTTTACAACCACGTCTCCGGGCATCACTCCATTTGTCTGGAAGGTGGCTGCGGAGTCGTTGAGCTCGCTTACCACGATGCTGGTTGCGGTACCGGCCACAGTCGTATGATTGCTTGGCACTTCAGAGCCTGTGGCTGCCTCATCCGCTATCACGATAACCTGCACAGTTCCAAAGGCCGCCGATATGGAGTTGCAGAAGGCGGCTTTTACGTTGGTGATTTTCTTGGCCCAGGTCTCATGGTCGTTTGTGCTCCCGGCTCCCTCGGGATTTCTTATATCGTTTAAATACTTTCCGAGATAATTGCTCTTACTCTCGAACGCCTCACGCGTCAGATTTCTTAAACCACCATGGCGTTCAAGATATTCTTCCTCCGCCATGTGCGGGAATATCTGCCGCATGGCGTACTTGATACCATGATAGATTCCCCACTTTGCCGCGGCATCGGTGGTGCTGCCTATGTAGACCATGCTCCCCTCGCCCGTTTCAATGGAAGAGTCCTGGGCGCGGTAATCAGCAAGTATCTCCTTAAGTATTTCGTCAACGCTCTTGTTAAGTTCGGCTTTTATGTCCATTAAATTACCCCCACAAAGTTTTCGTACTCAACCACGCGCTTATCCTTTGACGTGGCCTTCACGTGGTACGCAAGTACTCCCTGCCGCAGCTTCCAGGTCTCTACCTCCACTGCCTCCAGAAGCCCCGTCCTGAACATCCACTTGAGCGCGTCCTTTATCTTTTCCCTCAGCACGATCTCGCTCCTGGCAGTGAGCTTGGCCCTGTCGTTCCAGTCCAGCCCGAACTCAACCTTGTACCACCACGAGCCTTTGCGTATGGTCAGGCTCAACACTATGCCGTTTAGTACAGAGTCCCCAGTGAGGCCGTCACTTAGCAAAACGGCGACACCCCCGCTGTTATCAGGAACAAGCCTGTAGTCTTTCATTTACCCCTCACAGTGTCAGTAGCGCATGCGGCCAGGTCCAGCGGCACCACTGGCGGGCCGGAAGAACTGCTGCCCGCGACCACCCCAACATGCGCGTGGTTATCAAAGAGTGTCTTGAACCTGGCGTCAATGAGTTTCTCAAGTGAGGCCCGGTCGCCTCCGAGGTTTATCTCGTCCGCTCCGGATATCTCCACGATCTTATTTCTCATGAGGTGTACCTTCACGCCCTTGTCCGAGTACAGGGCCACCTCGCCGTCCTGCACCGATATCCTGTAGCGGCGGTCGTCCTCAGCTATCAGGACATTCCTGCCGCTCTGGATAATGGTTATGCCTTCCGCACCGTTGAGGGGCTTTGAGACAAAGCCGTAGTGCTGGAACATTTCTCGGTCAGTAAATGTCTGTCCTGGCAGTCCAGAGCCGCTAAAGCGGAGCAGCTTGCCGCTCTCGTCAGTTACAGCCTCGATCCTGACCCTCACATATTTGCCATAGATCTTCATGCTGGCATCACCCCCAGCCGCGCAATATTAACTTCCGTAGTCGCTCCGGCCTTGCTATTAACAAGGGTCCTTCCATAAATAAGCATGTCCTCATTTACACCTTCGATCTCGTCGTCCACATGGCAGATGGAATTAAACTGCCAGTTCCGACCGCCCTGGCTGTGACCCTTTACTGTGTAAGTGAGCTGGTAGCTCTCAAAACGCTGGCGGCTCATTATCAGGGCTGCGCGCTCGGCATAGTCCACGTCCTCTTCTTCCAGCACCTCAACGTAGGGCTTATTAAAAGGGAACCCCTCGTTTTCCAGAGTGAAGGAGTTTGGCTTACTGTCCTCCCATGCACTTGCGCTGCCCTGCCCCATGACCGTCACGCTTGAGTACTCCTTGGAAATGTTATCCAGCACCGAGCACGAGATGACGTTATTGTCCCGGCCACCCCGCTTCCTGACGAGGTTGAACATGGCCTTGCCACGGCTTAAGGGTTTGCTGAATACGAGTGTGCCGTCCGGAAGGGCAAAGAACAGAGCACCGAGCGCCGCGGTTGCCGCTCTGTTAAGTACATCAAAGGGGGTCTCCCCCGGCATAACCTCAATGCCCTTCTGCCCGCTCCACGAATCCTCTTTTGGTTTGAGCTTGCCGCCTTTTATGTATTTGATTGTTTTCCTGTTTATATAGGGCACGTCCTTCAGGACAAAGGTGGCAAGGTCCTTCAGCTCCTGGCTCGCGATACTGCCGCCCTCTTCAAGGTGAAAATCCACCACCATGCCCATCATGTCCCTTCCTTTGAGAGAATATGTGCTTGAGGACTTGCTCCAGCTCCGTGGGGCCGACTCTACTATCCCGTTAAGTTCCAGCTCTCCGTTTACGAGTAGCTTGCACCGCGCACCCCTTTTTGGCCGGAAGTCCATGCCAAGTTCCAAGCTGAAAGTGTCTGCGGGCACGAACATGTTGCTTGGGATGCGATAGCTCTTAAAGTGCTCCACTACCTTGCCGTCAACCCGTAGCTCAACCCTGTCTAACATATATCTGCACCTGCCCGCTTATGAAATTCGGGTTCTTTATCTGAGGGTTAAGCGCCAGCACCCTTGCCGCATATTTATATGGCAATCCGTTGTCATGGCACAATTTAAGAAGCGGTGTGGGGTTGTCCACCAATATGGTCTTGATCCTGTCCTTCTCCAGCTTTACATGTGATGCATGCTCCAGAAGGGCATCCGCCATAATCTTCAGGGCTTTTATCTCTCTGAACTCGTCCACTGCGGCCTGCATGTTCACCCTTGTCAGGGCAAGGGATTCCTCAATAGCGTGTACCGTAAGCACATCCGGAGGCGAGTCCGCCCCGCCGTCCTGTTCGTACTTGCGCAGACTGTCGCGATCGTCCTCGTCCGAACCAAAGATGTATCCCACGTGCAGGGCCACGGCCATGGCGCCCTGCGTGCGCAGGTGCTTGCGAACATTATCCACTGCTGCCTGCCCTGTGGAACCCGAAGTAGACATCTGGCTCAGCGAACTGTCTATCTGATCGATGGCGTCCATGAAGTTCTGGGCAAAGAGACCCGGAGCATCATTGAGAGCCTGTAACCCCGAAGCCACCCGGTCGCACACGTTGGCTATGGAACCAGCCACCCTGCCCGGCAGGTTCGTGGCAAACTCCACCGTGGCCACCACCGAGTTTGCCAGCGAACTGACCTGGTTCATGGTCGCGTCCATGCGCGCTACTGCGGAACTCACCGCGCTGGCATACTCGCGGACAGTTCCGGTGAAGTTACTGAGCGTTTCCATAATGCCTGCGCCCTCGGGGATCTCCGTATCAGCAAGATCCGCCCCGTCAGCTCCCAACGCTTCTTCCAGCGCGGCGGCATAGGTTGCCTCCAGTTCCTTGAACCCATCCACAAAGGCATCTTCAAGGCTGCCCTCGATGTCCGCGCGTAACTTTGGCTCCGGCTCGTCAATTGTCTCGGTGAATGTAATGTCCAGCGAACACGAGGTGTCGTCATGGTCGTGGTGTACAGTTACGTTGCCAACAAAACCGAACATAAGGCCGTACATGGGATGGATAAGCTCGTATGGACCTTTGAGACCTTTGAGCTTATTGAGAAAATACTTATGCCATGGGTAGTCCTCGTCTATGAACCAGGCCTTAAAGCGAATTTTACGCGCCTTCTGGCCCTTTGGTTCCACCGACGCCCCGTCCATCTCAAGGTACTCGTGCTCTATGTTTGTAGATGGGAACTCATCTGTTATGTCCTCTACGAGGAGCTCGTCTCCGTCAAATAATATGGCGTATTTATTGCTCATTAAAAGTAGCTCCCAACCGCAAGTTCGGTATTAGCATCCTCGGTCTCGGCTATCACCCTGCCGTCCTTGTCAACGTGCAGGCTGATGTTCACTGTGTTCTTAGTTTCTTCTCCGTATGCCTGGGGGTAGAGTATCCTGTCCAGCTTCTCCCCCATCCAGTCGCCGTAGTTACGGCCAAGGTCAGTATTGTTATACGCATACTTGCCGACCATGCCGCCGCCTATTGCTCCTGCCGCAATTGCTGCCACCAATGGGTTCTTCGTTAATATCCCGGCACCAGCGCCAAAGAGCTTCTTTGCCTTGCCTCCGAATCCAAGCCCGGCCGCTGCGGCTGCCTGGCTGGCAACACCGCCTGCGCCAAAGCCTGCAGGCCAGTTGGTAACAAAGACAGATGAGACTCCAGTGGCCGCTTCAATTGCTTTGCCCTCGGCTATCCCTGCCGCAGTGCTGGCTCCCCTGCCAAACAGGGCTTTCCATCCTCCTGCGCCCTTTAAGGATTTACGCAGATAATAGAGAGCTCCAACTCCGGCTCCGGCGGTTGCGACGCCGCCTAGCGCCATGGAACCAAGAGACATATTGGATACGGTTTTATTAAGGGTATCGCTTTCCATTGAGGCCCGGCCTATACCGCTTACAAGCTCGTCTACCTTCTTTACAAGGGCCGTAGCAGGAACAAGCGCGGGCTGGAACAAGTTAGCAATGGTGGACGAGACATTTCCGCGCAACGCTGTAACCCTCTTATTGAATCCCTTCATGGCCTCATCAAGCTTGTCCTGGAGCGAGGCGGCTTTGTCTATAGCCTCGTTGATCTCCTCCCAGTTGCCCTTGCCCTTGCGAATCAGAGCCGAGGCCACCACGCCGCCACGGATACCAAAGATATCAGTGAGTATTTCCCTGCGGTCCGCGTTGCCCATATCCCCAAAACGCTCGCGCAGCTTCGAGATTATTTCGCCGGTCTCGATCATATCTCCGTTTACATCCTTGAACGCCTTCACCTTTGCGGCTTCAGTGAAAAATACCCTCAAGCTGGTGCCTGCCATCGTGCTGTCAACTCCAACCTGGGCCAACATGGCGCTCATGGCAAGCATCTCCTTTTGTGGACGACCAAGGTCTGACATTGGGCCTGCCGCGTACTTTGCGGCCTCCACTATCTCTGCCGCACCGGTCACAGAGGCCGAGGCTGCTGCGGCTATCATGTCCGCCTGTTTCATGTACCCGGAACCGCCCACGCCAAATGGAGTGGCAATCTTGACCATGCCCACGCCTGTGGCCACAGGGTCAAGATTCTCGTAAACCGCAAGGGCGGCAGTTGCTGCGGCCGCACCATTCTTGCCAGCTATGTCACCGACCTTCAGGCCTGCCTTGACCAGTTCCTTTTCAAGGTCCATTATCTGCGCCATATTGTAGGGAGTCCACGACTGAACAGAAAATGCGGTGCCCTTCATGGTCTTCATGATATTGGCGATCTTCTGTGTGTTGCGTCCGGCTTCCATGAGCTCGGTCTTGATGCCGATGGCGGACTCCTGGAGCTGGGCTGCCTCGCGTATCGCGCCCTTGTTGACCTTGTACAGCCCTGCTGTGGCAATACCTGCCACCGCACCAAATTTCATGGATCGCTCCAGGTTTTTGAAGTCCTTCTGGAGATCCTTATTTACCCCGGATATGCTTTTTAGCCGCTTGTAAATCCCACTAAGGGCTTTACTCGCAGCATCCAGGATGCTAAACTTTATAGCAACGGAGGTAGTATTATTCAATGGGCACCTTTACAGACCTACTCATAGGAGGCCTCATCGGCTTCCCCATAGCACTGGGGTTAACATACGTCCTGTTCAAGGCCGCAATATACCTTTTGGCTGCTGGTGCGTTCACCGTTAAAAGCTCCTTTGAGAGGCACCGCTAGCGCCTCTTCCTCCTGCGTTTTTTCTTCTTCCTGACCACATACTTTTTCCCCTCGCCTTTGCCCTTTGAGGGTGGATTATGCAGGGCCGTGTAAGCCTCAAGCATGCCAACGGCTTTAGCCAGGGGCATGCTCTCAATCTCATCTGCTGAAAAATTAAGCTTCCGGAGAAGGACCTCCAGCTTTCTTGCTTCCTTTACCTGCTTTTTCTTTTCGAAAGGTGGCTGCCTTGTTGTTCGCAAGGGCTACCCCCGCATCCAGCACCAGCATGTCCGCCTGCATGAGGTTCTCCTGAAGGAAATCAAAGGTCAGTTCCTTCTCAGGGATGTCTCCGAGCTTTACGAGCAGCCGATGTATGACACACAATGTGAAGAAGGCGGTATTTTCCAGGGCGTCCGAGCCATACTCCTCGTGGACCTCGATCGTGTCCTTCGCACTATGGGCCCGTATCTCAAAGGTCGTGTGCACCTTGCCGTCATGCTCGACCCCAACAGGAAGCTTCCCTTCGTATGTGAACGTATTCATGGGTTATCCGTCCCTCCTTGTGCACATAACGGTGATGGTACGGGTGGGGTCGCTGTCCTCTTCATAGTTCACGCCGCCCACTGTGAGCACGCTCACGCCGAAGTACTTGATCCTCCTGCCATCCTGGTGATCAATGGTCAGGGTGCCGCCCGACAGGTTTGCAAAATCGAACTCGGCCTCGCCGGACGGAATGACGTATTCGATATCAAGGCCGAGCTCGCCGGTGACCTTACGCCTTTTGTGCTTGTTCATAAGCTTCACGCGCTTTGCTATCTCGCGGTCCAGCTCCTTGACAGACTTGAAGTCCTCTATGGTCTGCCCGTTTATATCAAGGATTATCTCTCCTACGATCTCATCGCTCATATTTTCGCTTCCTCCTTACAGGTACATGTCCATTCGCCCTGCGATTATGTGCAGGCCGTTCACCACATCGTTGGGTATCGACCAGTCCAGACGGTTTTTATCGCCCGCGTTGCGTTCCACTTTTACCTTGTCCATATGCTCCTCCACGTTCTCAAGTATCTCCTGGTCATCAAGCTGGAGCAGTACGTCCTCGATCTCGACCTGAACCTTCGCAGGTGTCCTGTCTGAGAGCTTGCTAGCCGGGAACCTGAGGGCAAGGCGGGTGTTAATGGACTCCCTCGTATAGTCCATTGTTGTAATGCTGGTTATGTCCAGAAGCGACTCGTCGTCCACGCCCTCCGGGTTCTTGATGTAGGAGGATATGGCCCGCACCACCTGGACCTTTTCTCCCGGTCCCACCTTAAGAGGTGAAATACCCGAATACAGGCAGGCATTGTTCTCCAGGCCGATAAGCCTATCCGCCACCGCAGGGGCCGGGATGCCGGGGACTTCCCTGTTGTTAAGGGGCTGTGCCGGGTCTTCCTCCGAGGCTTTCATGGCGCAGTAGCTGGCCGCGATCTCGTAGGGCATAGCCTGGCGCAAGGTCTCGGAGGTATAGCGCAGATATTTGCCCTGCATACGCCCGGAGTTAATCTGGGCACCAAGCGTGGTGGCTGCGGCAAGCGCGCCTGTCATGCCCCAGGCTGCTATACCGGGCCTCTGCTCCATTGGGCCTGAGACCGCATCAAGGTGGGTACGGACCTTCAGGAGGCTTGTCGAATCAGCGTATGGAGTTGCAATAATGTGGTAGCGCTGGGCTGCCACTGCGGACAGGGCCGTGTCCACGTCCGGGTCAACAGAACCGCCGTTCATTGCGGTAGTGGCCACTGTGATGCCTTTGGCCGTGACCTCGTAGCCAAGGGGGATGTCGTTGCCAACCGCGCCCTTGTTCTTGGCAACGTAATTTATCTTGCCCGTGAGCGCGTCCACCGCAAAGGTGGTCGGGAGCCCCGGGAACTTTTCCATCTCGCCCTGAAGGGCAAGGGCGATCTCATGAGCCGTGTCCCCTGTGGATATGCCTGCCTCGATAGTGCGGCGGCCTATGTGATACCTCGCCAGACCGGGGCTTGTGGCTGTGCCAGTCAGGGTCTGGTCTCCTGTTGCGGCCACCGAAGCGCCCGCATCGTCCAGAGCGACTCCCGAGATCTTGGCGTAGGGGTTTGCGGCAAGGGCGATAAGCACCATGATATGGGCTATGGAGCCGTAGCCCCACCAGTCCGCAGCGTCCGCGGCGCTGAAGAGCTCAAGGACAGAGGCCTCCGCCTTTGTAGCAGCCGGCCAAGCGCTGAAACGCCACTCGTCCAGAAGCGCGTGGCCTGTGCTGACAGTCAACAGAATTGTCACCCCGTCTTCAAGGGCCTGGGCGTTGGTGTCCATCGGGATCTCCGCGCTCCAGGTGACTCCGCCGTCCGTTGAGTACTTAAACTTGTCCGGGGCTGCCGCTGTGGACACCTGCACTATGAAATCCTTCTTTGCGGCGCCAGTGTACGTGCCTGCTGCTACGGCATCGTTCAGCGTGCCACCCTGGAAACGGGACGGCTCCACGTACGCCTTCAGGCGCTGGCCTATCAGAAGCACCTCCTGAAGGTTCGTGGCAAGGCCACGGGCCGCCTGCTTTAAATTGAACTCCGTATGTATCCCTGGCACCCTAAGGCTTGTAGGTATCTCGGCAAATTTGATCGTCATGTTTACTTACCCTCCCTCTTTTTGGCTTTCGCGCCTCCAGTGGCCGCAGGCGTCTCAGACTTCTCAGGATCGCTTGCGCCAGCACCATTATCTTCGCCGGCATCTACTGGTTCTTTAGATGCCTTAGAAACGCCGGGCTGCTTGTTGTCTTTTTCCTTTTCCTCTACCACCACCAGGGAGCCGTCACGTACAAGCCTTCTGAAGTAAGATGAGTCGGGCACCTCTATGGCCGCGGAGTCGGGGATGAACTTACGGGGGTTGTTCTCCATAGGGCACCTCGTGCCCTCCTTTGCTTTTACCTTGATCGTTGTCATAAAACTTCCTCCTATTTCCTCAGTTCAATAACATCCGAGGCATCTGCTTTGTTGTCGTCCTCAGGGTCTTGCAGGTAGTACTTAAGGCCAATTCTGAGGAGTTCCGGAACATCCTCCTCAAGGGCCGCTTCCGGCTTTGTCTCAAACTTCGTCGTGAACTTTATTAAATAGGCCACCTCAAGGTCGTTCTGCATTTTTTCAGTCGTTGCATCACCACATGAAACCGGAACCAGCGGCGTAATATTCAAACCGAACTTCTTTAGCGCAAGCATACTTATCGCGGCCTCGACTATTGCGTTTACCCCCCTGTAACGGTGTTCCTCATCACCCACGTCCTTGAACTTAAGGAGCACTGCCAGTTCCACTGTCCACTTGATCACCACCTTGCCCTTACGATCCAGCTTCATGCCCGGCACCCAGACCATCACCGAGGGGGTGGAAAGCGTATGCCCCTGCCCTTTATGCACTTTTGCCATGGCCGTTTTAAAACCATCCTTAAGGGTGGTGGCTGCCTTGTCTACAATATCTGTAAGCATTCTATGCTCCTGTCTTTACGCTCTTGATAATTTTCAACTCATGGCGGCGTGCGGTCTCAGGGTTCATGCCGTCCGCGTCCGTGACCTTCACCTCAGCGATATACGTTCCCGGCTTCTTCGTCTCATCGCTCGTAGTTGTTATCTCGCCCACGGCATTGGGCGCGTCCGTGACCGTATACTCCCTGTTGATAATGGCGCTGGCATCGTTAACGGCAAGGTCTTCCTTGACGCACAGCCAGGCCTTCTTGCCGGTGAGGTCCCACTCAGAACCGAGGTTGATGTCAAAGGTCTTTGTGTCGCCGCTGTATATCTCCATTGGAGTGCCCGTCTGTACCTGTCTTCTAAGCTGGACACCCGGCGAGAATTCTCTTGTGAGGTCTCCTGGCGTGGAGCGTGTGCCTATTGCTGCGTTGAGCATGTCCACGAGCAGCTTGCCGATAGAACCTGCGTTCGTAAGCGCGGACGTGAGTACGGCCCATATGGACAGATTGGCCGCGGTTGGATCAATTATCTGGATAATAACGGCGGTCATCTGAGCGGTGTTTGCGTTCTTGAAAGTGCCCTGAATAATATCTCGCAGATTAAGGTCAACTTCGCCTTGTTCTAGCTGGACATAATAATCGCCCGGCATATCGACAATTTTAACGAGCTTGTTTGTGGTATCGATCCCATCGGCGCCATTAACGCTAATCTGCGGCTGTTCGTCCTCTGCGTCATCCTCCGGCGTCATGCCATCCGTAACTTTCACCAAGTGAAAATACATCAGCCGATTAGCAGCGATGGCTTCATTCTTCTTAATTTCCATTAGCGCTTCCCACTTTGGCTATCTCTTAGAAGCTGCAAGTAATAGCCCTTAGGCGTTTCAATCTCTCCATCAAGACCTTGCCACAGGGGCCCGATCACAGAGTCCATGTATGAATTCAAGCTAGAGCTCTGCCACGAGCTAAATCCGACAATATATGTCAGCGGGGATGGGTTCTGCGGAATGACGCTCGCGCTGATTATGATAGCTCCTGGTGCGCCGTGGCCGCCGTCAACGTCTATAACATCGGCAGTTATTAGTTCAGGTGTGCCAGTGATGACCGTCTTGTACTGGTTGTCATTTAAAGGGCCACCGCCTGGGAACGGTATAGTGTCATGCGAGACCAGGCTCGTGCCCACAGTGCCCCACACTTGTCTTAAAAGGAACCTTGAGACATTACCATTCGTTGCGCCGATATCTATGTAAACGCATTTAGCAGGCCCAACGACAATATCCCGCATGTCGGATGGGACACCATCCGTGTCCGTAATCCCCCAGGGGAAGCAGTGGGAATACCTGGGCGGCATCGTGGGAAATTTCCAGAAAGCAGTGTACTGAAAAGTCGTACCTATCGTACCTGCACCCTCGTGCTTGCTTAGGAATGTCTCATCCTGCAACACATTGAAGCCTGACGTGGATATAACTGTGTCCGGATCCTGGACATATATATCCGCGGGCTTTTCAGCATACAGATTGAAATCATTATAATTGAGTTTAAAACCCATTAAAATTCGCCCCACCTGCTGTCGTTCTCGATCTCCTCAATGGCCTGCGCTTTTTTGAGCATAAGGTCCTCTGCCTCCTGCGCTTCGTCAAAGCTCATAGAGGCATTGAGTTGTAATAGGAAGTTCAGCCTCACCACGGGCGCTGCCTCATTTATACTTAAAGTCCATACGACCTGGTTGTTCTTCCAATGCTGCAATTTATCAACGACCCAATCGGGCGGGCCGTGACCGACACGGGATGACATTATCTCGTTCTCGACCTTTTTGAGTTCAAGCTGAATACCCATCTTCTCATTGACCCAGTCCTCAGGGTATGTGCCGATAAGGTCAGCGTTGTAGCGGTCGAGATGTTTTTTAAGCCGCCAGTGCCAGTACCCCAACCGCTCCTGAACCGTGTTCAGGCCAGACGGGATGTTGAGCATCTTATTATTCATGGGTTTAAAGTTATGCACTCTATTACCTATTTTTTCCGTTTATATCGCATATCAGAATCTGTAGCTGACTTCCAGCATGGCCATGGCCTGCTTGTTGCTGTTAAGTTCCGCGTAAATACCAAGGTGTAAAGTGCCCACGCGCACGAAGCTCCAACGTCCGTAAAGGTCAGCCTCGCGGCCCATTGTGCCAAAGCCGTACCTGATGCCCAGCTCCCTGTAATTCGTAAACGCAAAAAAGGGCGGACGCTCCTGGCGAAAGTTGAGCTTTGTCTCCCCCGTGCTCGTGTCGAACACTGCCACAACAGATGTCTTTCCATCGTGTGGAGGTACCTGGCCCACAGCCGTGATCTGCTTGTCCTCGTCCTTGCGCACATACTCAGGAACGAAGACCGTTTTCATCACTGCTTCCTTCTCTATCACCACGATCTTCTCCACAAGGATCTCAACTCGCTCAATACGCACGATCTCCTTTGGAACCTCGACCTCAATAAACTTCTCCTGAATTACTGTGCGGGGGTTAAACCAGGCCCAGACAGCAGAGGCCGCGGCAAGCAACACCACGACCACGATAATATATTTCAAATACTTTTCAACCATCCTGTTTATCCTTACCCGAAAGCCGTGCAGCCAGCCCTTCTGATATGTTCGTGGAGAACGTGGTCGCGATCTTTATAAGCGCGTCTGGGCCCAGGAATGAGAGAATCGTAACCGCTATGAGCGCCACCCAGCTCCAGCCAACGTCTTCAAACTTGCTTGCTGAGGACGCGACGCTGATATAGCTCCAGGAGAACGTCAACAGCACCACCGATATCACAAGCATGAGCGCGACCTTCTTCTCTTTGACCTTGCCGTCAGCTCCCTTGAACATGCAGAAAACGTCTGACCTTCTTGCAAAGAGCAGGCCAAGCACAAAGCCACCAATCAGGTAGCACAGAACAAGCACGATAGAATCCATTTCCATATTAGTCCTCCGCAAATACTTTTTTAATGTTCCTGAAACGGCGTTGCACATCATCCGGGCGGTTACGGCCCCACTTTATTGTGAATTTAAAAGCCAGGAAGGACGCGGCATTCACTGCTTTTGCCTGCAAGAGCCACCTGTGTAGCGCTCCGTGTGGCGACATGTAAAGCTGGTTATGGTAGTCCACTATATGCACCAGCGTCTCCATATCCTCCACCTGTATTCTGCTTCCGCGCAGGAGGCTCAGTACGTGCTCGCATGAGCCGTCTATATGCTCAAGGGCAAATCTGTCCACAATAGCCCTGTTCTGGTAGAGCTTTGCATTGAGGTCCTCGATAGGGCCGCGCTGCTCAAAGAGGCGGTCAAGGTCCTTGGGGCGGAAACCGCACGCCTTAAGGCACAAAATGCCGTCCCAGTTATTCTCAATATCAAACTGTACGGTGCTGAATGAATACCCGGACTTACCGCTTTCTTTACCGTCCGGGTCTGAAAACTTGTACGCTTTGTCCTTATTGCCGCTCAACTCGTTCAAGAGGATGGCCCGCTTTACGAGTTCGGTAAATCTCTCCATCCCTACTGTGCTCAGATCAAGCATTATTCTTCTCCTTCAACGCGTCACGAGCCCTTATAGCACAGGCCCGGCAAAGTGAGTCAGTGTACTGGCCATAGCAGACCGTCTTAAATCTCTCCCGACTACATCTCTTCTGAGGCGGCCGCATCTGCTCGACCACAAAGCTTTCAAAATCCTCTATTGAAATGTCGTGTTTCATATACTTAACCGTCGTCCACTGACACTAAAGGTGTGAGTTGATCTGCTGACACACCAGCCTGTATGGCAATAACAAGCAGTATCCTTTTGACCTGCCTGACCTCATCCCTGAGAGCCTGGACCGCTTCATCTCCGTTCTTTGCGCAGTTCTTGCAGTGATTCTTGGTAACGTAACGACTTTGCCCGTACACGAGCTTATCCCAGAAGTACTCGATCACCTTTATGACCACCTGGAACGCTACGAATGCAGCGAGCGCCATTAAACCAGTTTGGATATCAACAGTCACTTAAGCATTCCTCCTTAAAAAAGGTTTTCCATATTTCTGGCTGCCACTGCATCAACATCTACTGCCTCGAAAGAGTCCGTTATGTACGCCCTGGGGCCGAATCGCTTTGACGAGCGTGTTCCGTCGTGGATCACGCTGGCATACTCCGCAGAGTTAAACACGATGCCCTCGTCGCTGCCAGCCGAAAAAGAAAGTCCATTGGACGCCACTGTGTGCCCCGGCATGACCATCCCCAGCATTCGCCTCAGGTGACCGCTTAAAACTGGCACAGGGTAAGCGCCCGGACGCGCGGCAAGGGCGTCTGACTGTCCACGCCGTGCGGTTTTACGCTTAACGCTTCGCTTTACGTTGCCGTCCTGATACTTGAAATCCTTTTTATTTTTGAGCCGGACTTTAGTGCGGCCAGGCCCGGAGAGACGCTCATTCGCTCCTTCGTGGGTGAGCGTGACGATCTCGCGGAGTATCGCCCTCTCGCGCTTTTTCATCTCTGTGCGCGCCAGCGTGTCTACCCTGCTGAGAAGCTTGTTAAAGCCTCTTGTCACCATGGACAGCATCAGGCATCATCTCCTTCGTGAACTACCACCCCCATTGAGAACCCGGAGGGTGAGGTTGCAGGAACCGATTCAGAAGGCAGCATGGTTTTTTTATCCCTTATGTCACGCAGTATCCTCACAGCGTCCTTGTGCCTCATCTCCCTTGTTTCCGGTATGGTCTCGTTATGGCGGCTGTAGAGGTTATAAATGGCTAAGCTGCACGAGCACTGGCGAATAATTGCCGGCACCGTCCCGGTAAGGGGTAAAATGCCAAGCCCCTCCAGGTAGCTGTCGATCTCGCCGTCAGCCTGACTTATGGCCTCAACGATGCGGACTGAGGGCTCTGTCGAGTCCCCAGTCCTATCGTCATCAACCAATTGCATGAGAGAGCTTTTCGGCAGGACCTTCTTCAGATCCTCCTCAGTGCAGTATCCCACTAGTTACCTACGCGCTCAGGGCGCACTTTTTGAACTGTTTCTTTTCGCCTAAGGCGAAGTTGTAAGCGCCTGTCCAAACGTGATCTGCGCCAGCAACCTTCTCGTTACGCTGGACAGGACGGGCATGAAAGTCATCCCACTCGCCCTTCTGGCACTTTCCGCCGGGAACGCAAACCCAGATGTGAGTACTCGGCACTTTTGCTGTGGAGACCACAGACTTAATGCTGTGCACAAGCTTTTTGTTGTTCGCGTTCGGGTTCATGTAGTTGGCAGCAATTGCGTAGCCAATTGTGTCCTTCAGGAGCGGGTTGCACAGGATCACGAACTGCTCGTTCTCGTCCACGTCGTAGCCAGCTGCATCAAGATCCACAAGGATGTTTCCGCAAGCCTTATTGATGGTGGTCACGAGGTCCGTATCAAAAGCCTGGTCAATTCCCGCAAGACCCGTTATAAGGCTGTAGGCAAGGGTAGCCTTCTTCTTAAACCATGCCCGTACGGTGTCATTCGTGAGCTGGTCAATCTTGTAAAACTTGTTAAAGCGAAGCCAGTCATCGAGGATGGCGAAGCCTCCCGTGAATCTGAGCATGCTTACAGGAGTCAGTGCTCCCTTTGGAAGCTTTGACAACTTTGCTTCCTCACCGGGCTCCTGCTGGTAGAACGTAACGCCACCGGAGATGTCCAGCATGTCGAAGGAATCCACAGCAGCCTGACGCATATTGACCTCATCAAAAATGAGTTCGTAGCCGCGGTCAGGCATCTTTGGTGTGTCAGACGTGACAAGCACGACCGGAGCCTGTCCAGCCATCACTGGATCATAACCAGCAATCTTCTGCCCCTGATGCGCCAGTATCGGGATTGCGGATATTTCCTTTATGCCGTCGTTGAAGCAGTCCATCATGAGTATGACCTGCTCCTCTACGGTCTTACCCTCTAGGGATTTCATCCCTTCCCAGTCAAAGAACTTCAAATGTTCCATCTTAGCTCTTCACCTCCTCCTTACTTGTTCTCGCCGATCATAACGACTACCTCGGTAGCCGCTGCGGCAGCGAATTCTACGACCACGCCCGCCTTGGTATTGTCGGTGGGGTCGTTGGTTATTTCCGAGTTGCCCTCGTCCAGATAGCAGACCTCCACGTTGAGGGCCAGGTTCGCCTTCTTCGGGAACAATGCCCTGCAGCGATAGGCAAATACGTTCTCCACGTTGGCCGCTTTGGTGTTAATGGCTATCAACACCTGTCCGTTAACGACTATTACGTCGCCGTCCTCCAGAGCCGCGTTATGCACATACCTGCGGGTTCTGGTATTCGTTACTCCATCCAGGATGGTTGCTTTCATTTCGTCCTTTCCTCCTTTACCTGTCGGCCTGGTAGAAAATAGTGTTAGCCAGGACGTTCACATCCGTGTCCGCTCCAATGGCGAAGCCAGGTGTATTTATGACCTGACCGGTCGTGGCGTTGTACACAGCTGGAACAGGGGTGATACCGTTTGCCAGCGTTAAAGCGCGGGCCGTTCCATCGGTGGCGTTGGTCAGCTTTACGGCGGAATCGTCCGCCATGCCATTGAACCATTCCATCGAAGAGCCGTTAACGTTCACTACCCGCACATGGCTTGGCACAAAGCCGGTTGTCACAGTGAGGTCAGCTCCCGTGCCCGTAACCTTACCCGTCTCGGCAAAACCCATGGTTCCTGCCGCCAGAAGCATTACCACCACCAGCAGCAGAAGAAGCATTGAAATCGGAGAGAACTTTTTCATCTATGCATCCTCCTTCTTCTTTGGCTTGAGGGGGTTGTCCTTGGCAGCTTTCTTGCCGGACTCGGTTGCTGTGTCCTTCTCGCCGGACTTGTCGTGGTGAGAGTCAGGCTTGCCGGGCTCGGTCTGGGACTCATCAGGGAACTTCTCGTGTACGCGGGCTTCGAGGTGCTTCACCTCATCGACGAGAAACTCATCGGCGAATGTACCCACAAACTCCTTGAGGCTCTTCTGGGAATCCTCTTCCGTCCCCACCTCTTTGAGCTTCGCCTTTGCTGCCACGTAACGCTTCTCCATGTCCACACGCAGCGCCTTTGCCTTTACCTCAAGAGGCTCAAAGGACTTGATCTTTTCCTGTGCTTCATCAAGCTCCTTCTTCATCTCAACCATTTTGCCCTCAAGGCTCTTGACCTTATCCTGTGATTCGGTCAGGCCGGTCTCGGCCTTTTCCTTACCTGCAATAAGGGCTTTGATGTGTGTGACCAGGTCTCCCTCCGAGCTGAACGTCTTCTCGAAAAAGATACCCAAGCTTTTAAGCAGTTCTTCCACGGTTTTAACTCCTCCTTGCGTTTGATGCTGTTTTTGAGGCTCGAATTCATCGTCTTCCGCAAACAGGCCCTTTTGAACCCCTGCTCCCTGTTGCGCTCCCAGCCAGACCAGCGAGCCCTCCGTGGCCTCGCCGGGACAAACATACTCATAATATTTGACAGCCCCATTGGGGTCGTCCTTTACTGCGTTAAGGTCAGCAGCCCGGAAACCGATTGATACATAACGGCAGATGCCGGCGTCTATTTTTTTGTTAACCTCAGCCTCTGTGGCAAGTGTATAAACCCACGCCCATAGCACCTTCACCTTCTTGATGTGCTTAGGGAGTTTCGCATCCGACTTGGTCAGCGCTTTGAACTCTTCGGGAGTCATCTCCTCAACAGACGTATCGAACCACAGCCCAATAGGCAGGTCACGCTTCTCATGAAACTTCAGGAAGGACATACCCGGAAGCGTTGCGGCAAAGTCATCAAGCATTTTCTCGGGGAAACGCTCGCGGTCACGGTCTACGCCGTTATGGGCGAGAATGAACTTCCTGATGTAGATATCTTCTCTGGTCAGAGCTTCTTGAGCGAATGAGTTGACCTTCGCAAGCAGCTCGTCCGTGATGTCTGCGCCAGCGGCCTTGGTAAGGGTTTTTAGGCTGAACTGCTTTGTGTAGGCCTTAAGGCCAGCCGCAGGCTTGCTCATATCTTCATGCCCTTTTCTCTGAGGCTTGGCAGAATATCCGCGCAAGTAGTGACGCTCTTCTCTCCCGTGATGCCGTCCTTGAAGTCCTCGGTCTTCTGGCCGATCTCCTCGGTGCGCCCGACCTTGGGGGCTGTGAGCTTCTTTATATGCTTTGCTGCGGCTTCTTTCACCGTCTTGCGGGTATCACCCTCAATGAAAGCGTTGACAGCCTCCTCGGTATCCAGCTTCATGAGGTCTACGTTGGCATCTTTTGCATTGCTGTAGTCCTTGGCGATCTTTGCAGATTTTGGCTCAGTTGTTTCCGTGGGAGCGTCACCCTCTTTGCCCGAAGCAAAATCAAGCCCTTTGCCTTCAGGAGGCGGGGCAAGTTCTTTGTTACGTGCATCCGATGCGGCAAGCACCAGCTCCCGTGCCTCGCCCTCAATAAAAGCGCTGAGGTCTTCCACTGTGCTGCATTCGTTTATGCCGAGGATTGCGTCGTTCGGCTCCAAGTCCTTTGAAATCTTCACCATCTTCAAACCTCCTGGGTTTCTGTTATCCTCGTTGTATCAGACAACGCGGGGCGGAATCCTGAGAAACACTTCAATTTCTTTCAACCCGCCAGCGCCATGCATATCTCACAGGCGTCTGGGGCCGGGCTGAAAACTATCACCTGTTTGCCGTCTTCAATGCCGATCGTATTCGCACAGCGACAGAATGGATGCGTGTCGCGCCCGGCGATCACAGCGCCCTTCGTTTCAACTCCCTGCTTCTTCCACTCGGCCACCTTTGCGGTCTCTCCGGCAATGCTCATCTCCGTGCGCGCCAGACGGTTCCAGTCCGCATTGGCCTGACCAAAGCGCTTCTTTAAACGCGCAGCAACATGGCGTGGGTTCGAGCCAACCATTACCATTGCGTCCATTTCCGGCAGAATCTTCTCGCGGATGCGCTTTGTAGAATTGTTTTTCACCAGCGCGAAGCCCTCGCTGTAGAGTTTTTCCAGGGTCTGGGAGTTCTGGATAATGTCCAGAATGGGGCGGTCTTTGCCGAGCATAAGAGCCGCCTGTATCAGGCCCGCGCTGTACGCACGGCCATAGTAATACCTCACTGGGCTGTCAGGATTTTTGAGGCTGAACTTGCCCTCGAAATCCTTAAGGGCTTCAAACACTGCAGCCCTCTGCTCATCGCTGAAAGTAAAAGTCTCAAGCTCCGGGATACCATCAGGAAGCGGGCTGGCCTTTGCCACCTTGGGCTGGACTGTAGTGTCAAGCTTAAGGATAGTGAACAGCCTGTCCTCAAGGTCTTCCCACTCTGCTGACAGGACGGTCTCGTACTCGAACTCCACCACGTCCAGCTCCGGCCACGGCTCGGTGCGCTGGAGTTCCTTATTGCCTTCGACTCCTTTACACGTGCCGCAGGAGCACGATTTTATGTGCTGCACTTTGAGCGTCTTTGGCTCCTGCTCCTCGGCTGACTCGCCGCGCATCATGGATGCCTGGGCGTTAAGGAAGTTGGCCTGGGCCTGTTTGAAGATGTCCTGGAGGTTCACCTGCTGCCACTCAATGCCCCAGTCGCCGGGCTTCCATGTATGGCCCCTGAGAATAAGCAGGGTCTCTATGAGCTTGTAGAACAGAGGACCCTTTGCAGCCTGGCGGTTATACACATCTGCCATTATCACAGAGCCCTCTGCATCCGAGAGCCGCTCTGTTGTGCCCCAGTGTATGCCGAGCATCCAGGGAGGGAGGGCAAGCTTTGCAACAAACTGCTCGACCACAAAGCGGACAGGCTGCTCTATCTCAAGAACCTGTCCGTCCTGGCCGATCACCTCTATGGTCAGCTCTGAATCGATAGCACCAGTAGAAACAAAATCTGCTGTATTGCCGTTCTTCTTGGCTCTGAAGGCGGCTTTGAGGTCATTAGCGATCATTTCCTGAATCTTCTTTGCTTCATCCGGATTACTTGCTGCATTGCCTTTGTAGTGGGCGTGAAGGGAGGGGTCGCCCCAGCGCTCGAAGTTGTTCATGATGGTATTGTTTATGGTCGTAAAGACCTTGGAGCCGAACTCGCAGGAACGAAATATGGACGTGCCGTAGGGATTCATGGCCTCCGGGTATGGGGCGTAGTACATGAGATTGTCTGGTTTGAGCTCACGCGGATCCTGATCCGATTTGATCTTCTGGTGTATGGTCGCGCGATCGTTCTTCTCACGGCGGAACTGGATAGTCTTTGAATCCGCCACATGGAGCGCGACTATATCATTACGCTCCCTGTTTGTCACGAACTCGCCGAGGCCGAAGCCCTGCTCAAATCCCTCGTCAGTAAACAGGCGGTGGAATGTCTGCAACCCTTTATTGAAATCTCCAACTCTAACGTTATAGGCCCATTCCTTGAGTTCCTCTACCAGTGCCTCGTTATTGCCAACGATCTTGATATGCCCCTCAAGGGAGACAAGGCGGTTAATGCCAGCGTCCAGGAATGGTACGGTCTCGCGCATGAGTTCGTAGATACTTCCCTCAACCTTACGCGGCACGTATGTCTTCCAGGCTTCTGTGTAGGGGCCCTGTCCGTCAGTGGGGCGGACTTCCGCCGTCATAGTGGTTGCGCCGCGTCCTGATCTCTTTAAAAACTCAAAAACCCTTCTTAATTGGTTCCGCATGCAAAGAACTCCTTCTTGACAGCCGAAGGCAGCACCACCCGAAGTATGGTAGCCCTGTCAGCGTCGATTATGTGGTCGTCCACCTTCCGGTAGATCTTGTGGCGCTCACCCTCGCGGTACGTGTGGTTGGGGTAATAGACTTCTATGTCCCTGTCGCCGAGGGGATACTCAAGCTCCTGGCGCTGCATCTTCTTTGTGAGCAGGTTTGTGGCAAGCTCTTTTGCCTGCATCCGGAGCGGCTTTCCGCCGCGGTCATAGAGCACATTACCGTCCTCGTCCACCGCGTCCATTGACTCGCCGAACTTGTAGCCCGTAATGCGGTCCTTAAAACTCTTGTGGTCAAACTTCTCAAGGTTATGGAGGTCGTGCACAACCGCGCTGCCGGCATTACCAAAGTCAACGCCCCAGCCCATGGTATTGTCCCCGGGATCATAGATGTCATCCAGGGCTGCGATGGCCTCGCACTGCATGTCGTATGAGACACCCTTCATCTGGAGCCGGGACATGAGCTTGTGCGTCTTGCCCAGGATGAGTTTTACGTATATTTCTGAGGGGTCCTTGGAGTAGCCAAGATCCGTGCCGCCAAAGTACAGGCCGGAGGACTTGGAGAAGAACGTCTTTATCACTGAGGCAATATCAAAACCCTCAAGCGAAGGCTCCTCATTTAGCAGCATCACCTCGCGCACGTCGTCCGGGTTGTTAGAGTCGATCTCGTAGCACACTCCCTTGAGCGTGATCGTGCCGCGGGCCTCGTCCGCGTTCACCTTCAGGAGGCGGTAGTCCGGGTTGAACTTCAGCAGGCGCTTAAACTGGAACCATGGGAACACCGAGTTCTCAGGATCTCCCCAGTTGCCCAGGACAACACGCTGGTACTCCGGCGTGTCCTCCCCGCCAAAGCGCACTATAAATTCCTCCTTGCGCTCCTCGTCCCAGTACGGGGGGGGCTTCATCTCCTGCGACATATGGAACAGTTTGAAATCGACATTCCTTTTACCGGGTTTTTTCTTTTCCTTTTTTTGATTGCGGGCGCGGGCGCAAAGCTTGTAGAACTCTGTGGAGCGGTCACCGTCCGGGGTGGAGCGAAGCGCGAACTGGCTAAACGGAAGTCCGCGGCCCCAGAACTCCTCGAATATCTGCTTGTTCTTGGCCTTTACTGCCTCGTCCATGTCCAGCAAGTCCGCGATATGGAGTCCGCGCAGTGAGGTACCATAGGAACCCAGAGGCCGAAAATGCGTCTGAAAGCCGTTCCTCCACTGATAGTGGACATATGGGGTGCGCTTAATCTTCTTGATGCTGTCAGCCAGGAGCGGGCTGTTATCCAGCTGCCACTCCATGGCGTTCACGATCTCCTGAACGTGGGCGTCAAGGGGCGCACAGATAAGAGAGCTCCCGTTAGGACGAGTCAATGCAAGCATTACATGTTTTGAAGTTATGTCTCTGGATTTACCAACCTCGGCTCCGGCCTCTTCCAGCATATGGCCGATGTGGTCTGCGGGTGGAACCTGAAAGTCCCAGTACTTCCAAAGCTCATCTGGCGCCGTTGGCTCGCGGAGAAAGAACTTGCACCACCACGAGGTCTTGTAGGACAGTCCGGCAAGCTGGAACATCTTTAGCGTGTTATCAAAGCCCGTCTTGCGGGCGAGCTCTTCATAAGGGCCGGGAAACTCTCCGCGTGAAAGCTGCTGCCATGTCCACTTCCAGAGTTTGAGCCATATATCAAGAATATCCGGGGGCATGAATACTGCCTGCCCGAGATCCTTCTGGCGGGTGGCCTCCTCAGGCTGAGCTGTCGGTATCGGCATTTTCTTCACCACCGTCAGTTTTAGGAGGCAGGGCCATCTTGGAAGCTGCGCCCAAGAGGTCTGTAAGGGACTCCCTGTCTTTGTCCCGGTCCGTGGTCTTCTGGAGCTCCTGGGGGGTCATGCGCATGGCGCCAAGGTTGATGCCCATGTGTTTCATATAATCTGCAATGGGGCTGATATGCGGGTGGTTCTTGAACTTCTGGGCTACAACTGTGCCGTCCTTGTTCACCAAGTCCTCAAGGATAACCGTGCCGTCTTCCACCACGGCCTGCATCATGCGGTCAAGTATCTCCTGCTGGTTAGCTACAAGCACAAGGTTCATTTCGGTAACGTCCTTGATATCTCCGGACAGCGCGGCCTTGACCAGCGTATTGACTCTTTTCAGGTATCCCTCGCGGTCAAGACAGAGTTCGCCAGCGCAGGTTTCCTCGTCCTCAACCGCTGCACAGGGATACTTATCGCACTTCGTTGTGCAGACACCAAGGACCTTCTTGATCATGCTCTTTGAACATTGCCCGTGCTTCCAGTTGGCGTTGTTGCCATTGGCCGCTGACTTCTTCTTGCCCTCGGCTGTGCGCGGGCCGGTGGACTTCTGGGCGTTTTTAATGCGGGCTTCGCGCGCGGCGGCGGTCATGGTATAGGAGCGCTTGACCTTGTTGCGGTCAGGTATGCCGGTGCTGATCTCGTCAATGGCCTTCTCAATCTCATCCTTAACACCCTTGTCGTCCGGGTGGTTATTGAGCACAAGCTCCTCAAGACGGGCAAGGCGCTCTATCTCGTTGGCCAGACCGCCCTCACCCGAATTGATGCGATTAAACAGTTTGATCTTGTAGGTGTTGTACAGGCGCTCGGTGGTGAGCTTTTCGGCTAACTCTTTTAGTTTTATTTCTTTGTCGTCAATATCAGACACTAATAAACCCTCCGGCATCTGAGCCTTTGGGTTTATATATCAGAGGAGGAGGGGCGGAATCCTGAGAAACACTTCAATTTTTATATTGCATTATGGAATAGGGGGTTTATATTCCTGCGCGCAAGAAGCCCCGTAGCGCAGCTTTGGCGGGGGCCTGGGAGGGGTTATGGTGGGTATTTATGAGGAATGGGAATGCGTGGAGAACTATGGGCCGAAGCTAATCAAAGGCTGTAGGTTACTCATAGAAGTCCACAGAGGGGATTGTTTCCTGTAACCAACAGATGTTAAAAGCATTAAGAACTGAAGACTTCTACCAATAAGAAACAGGGCGGGTTGTGAGCTTCACCTACAAAGAAACAAGTATGGTGAATTGAAACTCAGAGGATTTACTGTTCATTGAACTACCCCCATTTAGCATGGAGCCTTAGGAGTCATGCTAAATCATGCGAAGTCAGCTCACAACGGGCACAAAATGGGCACAGTGGGGATGTCGTACGGCTGTGATGAACCCCCTCATCGCCATAATGGCGGTGAGGGGGTCTAATGCTTTAGCGTGGCTGATGGTTGTATAACATTGGTTGGTAAGAATTTGCTGTAAGCATACCTGCTGTCATCGCTATTGCTGGGCCTACAGAAACAAAACTATAAACACCAAAAGCGGCATTATCATAACTTAGATGTCCGTTATCATAATTTGGAAGAGCCAAGGCGTCGTGAATATATGCAACAGCATTAAATAAATTTTTTAACGCTGGAACATTACTATACCAATGGCTTCCTCCCGCTTTATTGTACCCCCCCCCATATGTTCCACCGTCAACGTAGAGGTTACCTGAATCGTCATAATTATTTAATGAATCAGCGTCGCCGTCTCCTACTGCTCTTGTGTGGTCTGCAACAGCTTCTTTTGTCTTTTCATGAAATAACCTTGAGGCTGCTGAGAATGCAGCGACAGCAAATGCAAATTCAGCATCGCCACCCTGTAATGTAGCCAGCTGATGGCCAGCAACTCCATGAATGACAACACGTGAGTAAGTCCATTCACCACCATAAACCGAGTCAATCGTACCGAAGGCAGCCCCGCCAATTCCACCATATAAGGCCCCTTTTAAAATGGCATCTATTGTGTTTCCACCATACATAAAAGATGCCATTGCTCCAGATGCTGCGCCTGATGCAATCCCTCCTACAAGAGGTGCGTACGCTGCTCCAGGCCCTAAGGCTACACCAGCCGCATAACCAGCAGTACCGGCTACGGCACCAATCATTGCCCCTTGAATCATTACGGCAGGATCCCAATCAGACTGATAACCTGACACTAATGCGCCTATCACTGCCCCTCCAATTATGATTGAAATTGGGTCAAAGAAATGTCCGCTTGGGTCAATGTACATGAGCGGATTATTCAGGACATATGAATACCTGTTGAGGCTCTGGGGATTCATATGATTAGGGACAATAGTATCAGGCGAGATGAAGATGCCGATGGCCGGATCGTAGAATCTCGCATTATAATTATAAAGCCCGGTCTCCGCATCATGCTCCTGCCCGGTGTACTTGTAACTAGTAACGTTAGTGCCGGTATGCTCACGTACACCACCAAATGGCATATAGCTGGTTGTCTCAACAATATTGCCATCATTCTGGCCATCCTGAATGGTCATAACTGCCGAGCTTCCAAGGTGATCCTGGTGGTAGTAATACGTAGATACTCCATCAATGCGGGCAATGCGTTTGCCTCCGACTATCACATACTTGACAGTGGATGCGCCCTCAACCTGGAAATGGGGGCCAAAGTAATACGTATCAGTGCTTCCATAGGATTTCTTTGACCTCTGGCCGTCGCCGTCATAGATGAAATCAACAGTGGAAGTACTGCTACCAGTGTAGGTTATGCTTGAGGGTTTGTTAAAGGCATTAAAAACCGTATTACGAAGCCCCACGTTTGCGGTATCGGCCAGGTCATAGCCTGAGGTCATGTTGCCGTTGTTATCATACGCAAAGTTATAAGTACTGCCCCCTATGGCCACGCTCTGGAGGGCGTGCGGCCTTGTTGCGTGAGGCGTATGGTCAAACACAACTGCACCAAGGGTTTTTGACTCTATGTTTCCTATCTCATCATATGTGTAACTTACAGAGGTGATGCTGTTAACGGCCTCAGAGGTAAGCCTGCGAAGGTTATCATACGCATAGGCATAGGTCTTGCTATCTACTGAGTCGTAGATGAATTCCACATTGCCGGCAGCGGAATAGCTGTATGTCTTGAACACGATGTTGCCAGCAATTGGCGAAGAAGTAACTATATTAGCGAGCCTGCTTGAGAGTTGATCATAACCATAAATGGTCGAGGTTCCGTTGCCATAGTCCATTTGACCAGGAGAGCCCATGGCCCCGTAATTCGAGTAAGTCACATACACTACGGAATCCGAACCTGTCGCGGTATATAGCAGAGGAGTTCCAGAGAAATAATTGAAAGCCAAAGAGAACCCGTCAGGGTATGTCATAGAGGTTGTCCTGCCAGCAAGGTCGTAGGAGATGGTGTTTTCCCGTGGTGTCGAATCGCCTGTAATAAGTATTGTTGTATTTGTGACCCTGCCCAATGCGTCGTAGGCGTCCACAGTCTTGGTTACGTCCGTGTTTGAGGTACCAGAAAGTCTGCCTATGCCGTTTGTGGCAGTGTCGTAGGTGTAAGTCACATCCGGGGCGGACGTGCTGTTGTATACCTTATCTGTGAGCCTGTCCAGCTCGTCATAGAACATAGTGGTCTTCTGGCTCCTGGCGTCTATCTGTTCTATAAGGTTCCCCAGCGAGTCGTATGAATACTGCCAATATCCCATATCCGGATCGACCATTGCAAGCTTCCTGCCGAGGGAATCATAGGTGATAATGGTCTGGTTGCCTTTGGCATCTGTTACCGTTATTAGGTTGCCTGAGACATTGTACTGATAATCTGTAACAAGGTTCGATCCTCCAACATCCTCAGTAACCCGTATAGCCCGACCAAGATAGTCCTTCCGGGTCTTCGTCTTCCTGCCATCAGGGTCGGTCACAGTAGTATCGTATCCGTTATAAGCGACACTGCTTATTATTGTCCCGTGTTCTTCATCCGGACTTACGATGCTTACTGGTTTGCCGAAGTCATCAAATGTGGTCTCTTTCCAGGGGTATAGTGAAGGTGGGTTTCCTGAGGCATCCGCGATAAAGGGGCCTTCGGTCTTCCAGGCTCTCCCCATATCATCGTAGTAAACAAGGCTGACTATCTCTTCTCCGCCAACACCATAAGACGTAGACTGTATATTCCTCCCAAGCCTGTCGATTAAGGTTTTAGACTCAATGTACTCTCCTGAGCCAGCATCAGTTTTGGAAGTTACATACAGAGGAAAGACGCCTGGCTCCAAAATGTCAGAGTACTCGGTCATTACATGTCCAAGTACTGAAACCTCGTTACCCTCATATGAGAAAGACTCTACAACCCTTCCGAAGGGATCATGTATATCCTTAGACTTGTTGCCGTTCTCGTCAAATGAACTAAGTATATTACCCGTGCCAGAGTCGTACGCTGCTGTGGATATATGCGGCACACCACCGGTTTCCGGCAGAGTTATCTTTGTTGTGAATGTTTTTGTACCACTGTCGTATTCAAAAGCTGTGGTTTCGCCGTTTGAGTTCGCAACCTCCTTGAGCGAACCCTCTGGATAGTAGGTGTAGCTTACAACCGGACTATTGCCAGGATCGCCCAGAAGCCAGAATTTCTCTGAAGCCTTATTGCCTGTAATGCTTTCATATACAGATGTAGCTCTGGACACCTCTCCCGACACACTCCCGAATGTACTTGTTTGTGTATTTCTGAATAGCCAAGTGGAGCCTGGGTCCTGAGTATACGTATTCGTCGTGGTAATGCTTTCTGCGTCAGCCCCGGATACAGTTGTGCTAAGGAGAAAACCATTAGTATCATCGTACGTGTTCCATGTGGATAGTATATTGTCCACGCTTCCTATTCGGTCTCTGGAGTCAACCCCTGTTTGCTTGATGAACATGGGATAAGCAGCCGGAGAGATAACAGAAGCCTTGTCCCAGTAAATGACAGTTCCCGAGAGGAACTCATCTGAAGAATTATACGAAGTCGTATTGTAAACCATGCCCATGAAATCCCTGTCCATGAGTAACACAGGATCATCGTACTGATGGTGCCATGTATCCACAATTGATCCATCAGGGCTTATTTGTGTTGTACGCCCGAAGCCAAGGAACTCCTTCTCAAAGGTGTCAAAATAGCCAGCCTCATAATCGTAGGTTACTGTCTGGATGTTTCCGTTGTCATCGTCCGTTGTTACGGAAGAAACTGTCTGCATGGGAAAATGAAGCTGTGTGTTCTGATATATAGTGGAAGGCTCATAGGATACGCTTACAGTTCCGCCGTAAGAATTAGTGTAGCTCTCAAGCAGATCCGGGTAAGTCGGTTTTGAGAGCCAAATCGACATATTTTCAGTGGTTCCGAGTCCATTAACCCTTGCAACATCCAGCAATCCGTCGCCATTAAAATCGCCGAATCTCAACCTGTTAAAGTCTTCTATTTTGTCATAACTGGGCCAGGTCACAAAAGTATCAGGGCCAGGAAGTGGATTTCCAATATCAAGCGCTGATCCGGATGAGGTCCAGATAGAGTCTGCCAAAGCTGTTCCATGGCCATTTACATGGTAAACATCTGCCATACCGTCGCTGTTAAAGTCAGCTATTCTTAGCCGCGCTGTAGAGATAGCTGACAAATTATTCTCTGCAGGTTCTACCCAAGTCGCAGGTCCTGCACCACCTTTATACTGGAAAGATCCATCTCCTCTGGATATTAAAATAGAGTCATTTGCAGTGCTATAATTTCCTTCAACACGGTATAAGTCGGTCAGGCCATCACCATTAAAATCACCAGTCTTCATTCTGGACAGATCGCTCATCCGAGTAGTTAAACCGACCCACGTTTGTAGTGCCTGAGCTGGGGCGTTGTAGAAATCAGTTGTAGCCCCGTTATAGAAAAACACTTGATCAGGTTTAAGAACTTCATTTTTGGTCATAATGCGATAGATATCCTGATATCCATCTCCATTGAAATCTCCGATCCTTATTCGATTTATATCGTCCTTTGCCACGGTATCATTATTCGCAACATAAGTATCTGGTCCCTTATTTTTATGGAACGTAAAGGTTCCATCACCATTTGAAAGCCAGAAATGGTCTTTTTTAGATGAACCCCATCCCTCAACCCTGTAAACATCAGTCATACCATCGTTGTTGAAATCCGCAAGCCTTATTCGGGACAGTTCCGGGCTATCGCATTTTGTATCTACCCATGTACCAGGACCAGTTTGAATATGGCTTTCGTAATACCAGTCGCCATTTTCATCAAGTACAGACAAATACACATTGTCATAGAACGATTGTTGAGCGCCAAACCCATTAACTCGATAGATGTCTGTCATACCATCTCCGTTGAAGTCCCCAAATTTGACCCTTCTGATGTCCATTTCTGTATACCTTATATCACAAGAGGATGTTGACTCTGAAACATAAGTAGGAGGACCAGTAACTGCATTACTAAAATTTCCATTGCCTAATGCGAAGAATATAGAGTCATTCTCATTATCTCCATAACCATTGATACGATATATATCGGTCATACCATCGCCGTTAAAATCTCCGGTTGTAACCCTGTTAATATCCCCGGGGGTTAAATTATCCGTAGTAAAAGCCTTCGCTGATTGTTGTTCATCGCCTACCCACACCTGAGGACCATATCCATTGTCCCCATAAAACTCCTGTTGCCAAGAGGTGTAAGAGGCATTCTCAAATACAGGCAATACGGAGCCATCAGATATTTCGCCTGTTTGAGTATCAAGCACCACATCGTTCCCATACTGATAAACAGATTTAAGCAGGCTTCTGCGAGTACTAGCACTATACTGCGGATCGTACACAAAGGAATATGCCCTTACTGTATTTTCGAGGGAAGACACTGCGATGGTCTTGAGTCTTTTTGTCATTTGTGTCTTGAAACCAGTTGAGTAGGAATCAGGGTCATCGTCCCTGTCCTCAAGATAGAACCTAACCTCGCTAGAAGTTTCGATGACTGGATTGGTATCAGAATTACCTGTGTAATTGATATATTCCAGATAAGGGATGTCGTCATGTTTAACATATAAAACTTCCATGTAATTGCCGTTTGTATCAGTTACTTTATTGAGCTTCCACGCGAAAATTCCAACTGTGTCTTCTATACGTGCTGTATTAACTTTTCCATACTCCGCGATGTTTCCAGTCTTACTGTAAACAGTCCAGGAATTACCATCGGAACTCAAACAGAAGATGTCAAAATTCTGCTCATATTTGGCCATGAACTCTTCTTCACCAGACCCGCATTTATCTGGATCAACGCTTACTAATTCAGAACCACCGAACACATAATCACTTGCAGAATAATCTATACCGTTCTTTGTGTTCCTTTGAATCGTACCAAGGTCCATGTTCCAGCCCATACCAATCCAGCCGTTTCCGCCCTGGCTGTTATAGCCAAGGTTAAGAGAAGGAGCTATCCCCAGCCTGCCAGGTGGCACCTGTATAGACACTCCAGTCTGGAGAGCTCCTGTAAAGAGCGATGGACTTGCACCTTTAATTGTCCCGACCTGTGTCCGTGGCTGTCCACCTGCATTGTTGTAAAAGGAAGGATCCGGGGGATCCGCATAAAGAATTGCCGGACAAAGTAACATGAAAGAGATAATGATCATTACTGTGCTGGTGAACGAACTGGTTTTTGTAAACATGTATTTCTCCTTAATCATTTTTAACACACGGAAGGCACACTACCAATCTGACACTTTTTGCTTCATTAGTGCACATTTATAACAATAAAACGTGTGAATGTCAAGATAATTTTGAGACGGATGCAGTACCCTTTGTCCTAAACTAAAGATATGTATGAGAAAGACACAACCGCTTTATACAAACTTTATGTAGAATGCCGCAAAGCTAGGCAATATCCGAACCTGCAGGGGTGTGAGGTTTATGTTCCATCGGGCAAGAAGCATCTTAGGGTGGCTTTGGCGAGGGCCTGGGAAGATTTCGGCGGGGTTAGTCAAGCGTTATTATCCCAAATCGCGAAAAAGCGCGATTCTCCTATTGACACTTTGTGTAGGGTTACGATGGGTATTTATGGGATATGCTGGGGAACTTACTCCTTTTCCTTTTTTACATTACACCCTAGACCGAACGTGGACAGTACGACAATTATAAAGCTCATAACCAGACAGAACACCCAGTAGACCACAAAGCACAGCATGGCAAATATCAGTATGCTCCCTAATATTATCCCCAGAGTCTCAAGCATTTTTCTTCCTCTCCTTTTTCGGTTTATCCTCACGCCACCCCATGCGCTTCCAGACTGTGGGGTCAACTGCCAGCGGGCGGGTGGAGAGGGTCTTGAGGTTAATGAACGCTCCGTGCTCCTTGAGGTGGCCCTTGCGGAACCCTTTCCAGAGTATGGCGAGTGCCGCGCTGGCTACCCACTGATTAATGAACAGGTCCTGCCGCTCAAGGGCTTCGGCCACCGAGCAGCTGGGCCCCTGTTTTGCGCTCTTGTCATGTGCCGCCATGTCTGGGTAGAGGTCGAGGACGTGCGGGAGGCGGGGGACAGTGTGCTTCGCACGCTTGGGCTGCTCCACTCCATCCTTGCCAACCGTCCCAAACACAACCTGTCCCGTGTCCATGGTGTTGCCTGTATCGAGCCAGTAGTCCACCTTGCCCATGTATGTCTTAAGAGCCTTCGCGCGCGCGGCCGCGCTGTCCACTGCCGTGACAAGCAGAGCGGTTACATGGCGATACTCTCCGATAAGCCTGCTCCTGAACTTCATATCATTACTTAGCATCTGCGGGTACGCCTTCCACGCAAGGCCGTAGAACATGTTCACGCGGGTGGTGAGGACCTCGGCCTTGTTGCGCCCCACATCCGAGGGGCTAAACAGCTGGCGTCCCACGTTGGCAGTGGATACCGTGTCGCCGTCGATCACGTGGACCTCAAGACCTGGCTGCTCGAGTGCGCGCAGGGCGAAGTGCAGCTGGGCAAGGCCGGAGAGCAACCGGCTGCCCGTGCCGCCCGCGCCCACCAGGATCACCGGTACAGGGTCGTTGGGCGTAACAAGCCCCGCTGGTAGATAGTGTCTCATATCTGTCCGTACCCCCTTTCAAAGAAGAAGCCTTCTACCACATAGCGGCATGATGCCTTCCAGCCACCTACCGAGTCATGATTAAATTCGCCAAGCGTGATGCATATCCTCACGCCGCCTTTGTCGTCCTCGTTGTCTGTACTGGAAAAGCCCGCCAGCATGGTTCCGTGGCTATGCACGTCGATAGCTAAGGACTCGCCGTTTACAAGCTTCGGATGCGTAACTCGCGCGCTCACAGCGGTGGCCGCGAACTTCACCCGTTCGTACCTGAACCCCTTGGGCCCATAGACCACCCACCCTGCCCACTCAAGATCTCGCTCGGCGTAGTCCGCGGCGTCCAGTTTCATTTCCTCAATTGCGTCCATTGCCTCGCGCGCGGCCTCCTCGAAGGTATCAACCTCCTCGACTTCTCCGTATGGGAGTGGGCGGGGGGAGTTCCAGAGCTTCTCCACCAGATGGCCCCATGGGGTGCGGGTCTCTAAGTACAGGCCATCGCTCGCCATCAGGAGGCGGGTCTTGCCCGCCTCGCACAACTCAAGCTCCCCGTGCTTCGGGACCATCACCGTAGGAAAGTGGTCTTGTAGTAATGCGTCCTTTTTATTCAATGAATTATTCATGCATCCTCCAGTATCTTTTTTACGGTTGTGCCGGTGGGGTTAAGGTATTTGACCGGAAACTTCTTGCGTCCGGAGTTTACGAGGGACTTCCAGAGCTTCTCGCCCTCAATATCCTTAAGCATGGGCGGTGCCTCGTCAGTAAATGCGCTCCGCCAGTAGGTGCTCTCCCACTTCTTGATGGAATCAGGGCTGGCTATACCTGGGCCTTTTACATTGCCGAGACAGACATCGCCATTCGAGTTGAAAAACGGTGTATGGTACAGGCGCGTGGATGGCCCCGGCCTCTCGTCTGTGTCCATAGCCCAAGTGTATAGCCCGCCCGACTTGACCATGAACAGCGAAGCAGGTACCGGAGCCGGACCGCTGGGTATGCCCGTGTTCTTGTAAAAGTACATGTGCCGCACCTGGGCGGGGCTCCACCACAGCACCATCCCAAGCTCGTTGCCTGGAGTGAAAGACAGTACCTCTGGCGGGATAAAACCTACGCCCGAATTCATCTCAGGTATAACCGCCGTGCAGAGGTCCATGAGAGCCTGACGGGTTACAGGAGTGCCTTCGCTCAGACGGCCTTTGAGTACATCGTGGCGCATAATAAAAACCTTTTCCTTATCCTTAGAGCGATACTCCACTAAGGCTGATCTGGCTGTAAAATCTTCATGAGGGTTTATTTCCATAAATAGCCTCCCTTGTGAAAAGCTTTCTGCAGCGACTGGATAAAACTGACTACTTTAGCGAAACTCTGAATGTCCTCTGGGGTCATGGTCTTTATAACTATTACCGGATGCCAGCCTTCCTGGGCCCATCGCTCGGCATTATAGTACTGCTCATCGGTTAGAAAACCTTCACCCCAAGTCATAATGAAATACTCGTGGACATGCGCGTGTTCCTCGTATTCTTCAAGCTGCAAAAACTTTGTGCGGAATATTTCTCTGACCTCATCAGCAGCATCCAGAAGCCTCAGACACCTGATAATCCAGAGCCGCTGTGCTGGGGTAAGGGTGGGCATGTGCGGAAGACGGCGTTTGAGTACGTGCTGCGTCCATCCTGGCTCAAGAGTGGCATAATTTACATACTTCCTGAATTCCTTCAAGGCCTTCTCAGCCTGAGCCCTGCCGGCATCGTACTCTGGCTCCATATCGTACCCCATGATCATCTCATGGGTATACTCGGCGTCCATAATAGGCAGCTTTGTGAGCATGCGTGAAAAGAGCTCGCATAGCAGCTTCTTCACGGAACGGGACTTGAGTTTAAGGATAAAGGAAACGTCAATCTCCCAAAAATACTGTATCTCCATCTTTGATATGAAAGCCCAAGGAAATGGGAAGTTGTAGCTGGGGCCACATTCGATATAATCACAAGGGGCAGCCTTAGGCAGGTTCCCTTTTTCAGCTATCTTCTCCTCCAACAATTCAATAGCTTTCTTCAAATCGTTACCTAGCTTGAGGGACGGGTCCCCGCCCTGTTGCAGATAAAAGCGGGCCATGCCCCTGAGTATTGAGCGGGAATACCGATCAAATATCTCAGGAGGCAGAAACTTATCGAAGCCGCGCTTTATTCTGGGGGGACGGAGCAACTACACCACCCCCAGTATCTCGGAGGGAGGCTCAACTACTTTGGAGCCTCTATTGTTAGTGATAAAAGCCTTCCCGAGGTCCTTCATCATATCGGCGTCAGGGTCCTCACCCTCAAGCTCCAGCTCTGAGGCCTCCAGAACTGTCCAGCCCTTTGTGCCTACGGCCTTCTTAAACTCATAGACCTCCTGCAGGTCCTTGTAGTCAGGGCCTTCGATACCCGCCTGGGTGAGCTCGGGGTACACATCCGCGTAAAAATCCTTGACCTCCTGTGCCGACATCTCGCGTCCGGGATCTTCCAGATTGAGAGAGCCATACTTGAACACCCTTGTTAATTGTTCGATAGCCATTTACTTGTCCCCTTTCTTAAACAGGCCAGTTTCTTCGGCATCAGGCTTGCTGCCAGAGCCTTTCTTTGAGTCCTTGCCCTTGACAGTTTCCTCAGCCGAGGTCTTGCGCTTCTCGATCTTTTCAGCATTCGAGAGCATTTTCTCAAGCGGAAGTACATCGGTCATGACCGTCTCAAAGTCATTGCTTAATTCCTCCGCCGTGCCCGTCAGCATAAGGGGCCCAAGGTCCTGGCCCTTATCGCTCTTGCCCTTTGGGGCGTAGACCATCTGGAACTTCTTGCCTTTACGGGTGAGCTTTATCACGAGTTCGCCGCCCTCGGGTACCGCTGCCGTTAGTCTCTCAAAATCAATGGTTGGCATTTACACATCCTCCTAAGTTAAAAGGCGGGGGCACATGCCCCCGCCGTGTTATTACGCTACTTCCAGTGCCTGTTTCACTCCGGAGCCTTTATGTACCTCCTTGCGTACTTTTTGCAGGTTCTTGATAAGCAGGTCCAGACGTTCCACCGTTACATTGGTATGGAACGCCACCTTGGCAAGGTGTGCAAGGCGCTTCTCCTTAATGACCGTTCCAATAAACTTCTCAGCCCCAGCCAGCGCAGCTTCGAGGCCCATGACCGTGCGCTCTTCTTCTGCATTCAGATGCTGGAGCTCCAGAAGCGCGCCCTGATTTGACGCAGACAGGAGACCGTCCACAAGGCTTCGGAGCTTGTTGTATGACATAGGGCCACCGGACTTGAGCCTACGAAAAAGCTCTGCCTGACCAGCTGAGTTGAGGCGGGACATTTCATATGCCTCAGAGTGGCCTAGATCGCCCGTAACAACAAGTTCCCTGTGCTCAAGGGTAAGGTTAAGGAGCGAGAGCCGTTGGTCTATACGCCATGCATGGCTCGGGGGATATCCAAGGGTAGCGCACAGAGCCTCCCGTGTAACGCCCTTGTCCATCATGCGTTTGAACGCCGTGGCCTCTTCTATGGGGTTTAAGTCCTCGCGGTTGATGTTCTCAAGGAGCGCGAGGTCGTCTATCCTGTCCTCGTCAGCCTCGATCACAATAGCGTCCACAGTCTCAAGACCAGCCAGCCCGTGAGCCCGCCAGCGCCGCTCTCCCGCGATGATCATGTAACCGCCATCGCGAGGGGTTACGGTTATGGGCTGCAGCAAACCTTTCTCTCTGATGTTGGCTCCCAGTGCCCTGAGCGAGTCCTCGGCAAAGTTCTTGCGGGGCTGCTCAGGATTTGGGAAAACCGAGTTGAGCGCCAGTGCCACTATCGCCCTTTTTTCTTGCGTCGCGTTCATCGCATATCTCCTTTAATTTAGTCGTAGTTACTGCCCTGCCCTCTAAAAAGTGCAAGGCTTCCACCCCATGCTCGCGAAGTCTGAGCCCGATCTCGTAGTATCGGTGGCAGTCGCAGGGGTGCAGCTCCATGCAAAGCAGAAGGGTTACTCCCTCCTGCTCACGGAGCCATTCAATTGCCTGGGAGCGTATATCGCTACGGCCTCCCAAGACATCGCCCTTCCAGATGTAGAGTTCGCCGAAGCGCTCTATAAGGGCCTTGCGTGAGAACCCACGCTTTCGGGAGTGCGGGACGGACCGCACGTCTATGATGCGGTCCGCCCTGATCAACTCCACGATATGGGCAAAGTCGTCAAGCGTTATGCTCTGATAGCCCACAGTGTAAACCATGTTTTATTTGTTCCCCTTTTTCGAGTCGCTGGCTGCCTGGGAAATAGCTGACTGTAACCTCATGGGCATCACCAAGGCATCACCGTTTATCACGCAGGGAGCAAGCTGCTCTGTCATTGCCAAGACCGCTTCTTCCTGGCCGTATGCCTTGAGGGCGTCGCGGAGGTAGTTGGCGTTGAATGCCATCTTTCTCTCGCCGCCCTTTGTCTTGCAGGGAATCTCCCATTTGTACTCGCCCTTTTCGCTTGAGCGGGCCTCGACCACAAGTTTGCCATTGAAGCTAAGTACGATCTCGTTGCTATCACCCGCCAGAGGTAGTGCACCCTCAAGGACCGCAAGAAAGTCTTTTGACTGAAAGCTTGCTGTTACCTCGGACTTCTTTGGGAACAAGGACGCGTGGCCTGGGTATGTCCCATTTACGCATCTGACTATAAGCTCGCCATCTGCCATTGAAAGCTTGGCGCGCTCGGCGCCATGCTTAAAGGTATCTCCGGCCGAGTGCTTCACTATAAGCTCCGCTGATCTGCGGGGGAGTAACAACTGCTCTGCCTTTTCAACCTTGTCTATAGCCGTGCGGTGCAGTCTGCTGCCGTCAGTGGCCACGAGGTAACCCACTGCCCTGTCAATGCAGATTGAATTCAGGGTGTAGCGTGTATCGCTGTTTCCGGCTGCCGGAAGAACACGGGCCACCTTTGAGGCGAACTCGGTGATGGTCATATCCTTGCCCGTGACCTTCGGGGTGGTTGGGAAATCCTCTGCGGGCATTGTGTGGATACGGCAACGCCCGTTCACTGATACAGTCTCGTCCTCAAAGGAAAGCTCCACTGTGGTGATTTCCTTGTCGAGAGCCTTGATCTCGCGGATAACGATATCAAGGGGGATGCAGACCGAGACATCAGAAGTCGCACCGGCACCTAGTGAGCGCACCCAGTAGTTCTCAATGTCCGTGGCCTTGATGGTACAGGACTTGTCCGAGGCCGTAAGGTGAGCATGGCCCAGTATAGGCATAGTGGCCTTGCTGTCGGATACGTCGTGTGCCACCTTGAGAGCTCCGAAGAACGTCTCGCGGTCCAGTGTTAATGCGACCTTTGTTTTCGTGACCTTTGGAACTGCTGCTGACTTCTTTTCTGACTTATTGCCTTTTCCTTTTCCTTTTGCTACACTAGCCATAGAATCCTCACTTTATAGATTGGGGGTTTGTACGAGGGGCATAGTTCTTGATCGGGCAATGCCCCTTTTCTTTTGCCTGTAATCTCAATCGATTAACCTCCTTTTTTCCTTATTTTTCAGTTACTTAACTTACCTTTATCCTAACTTACAGAAACACCTAAGTACAGTTAATTTTACTTATAAATCAAACACTTACGCTTATCGACCGCTAGTCCGCCCTGTCTATTACGACCAGTCTTGTTGCCACCCCTGTTCCGCTCTCCTTAAACGAACCGTCCGGAAGTTCAAGGGCGTGTCCGCCAAGTTCGTCCAGCCATTCTCTGAAAGCCTTACTCTTCTTATCTGAGCGGTAAAATGGGCCGGCACTCATTACTGAAACGAGACGCCCACCAGATTTTAGAAGTTCATAGGCATGCTGCACATGGGCGACTTCCTGGGCTCGCTCAAAAGGCGGGTTCATGACAATGCGGTCGTAAACTGCAACTGAGTACTCCATAAAATCATGGGCCACAATGTTATAGCCCTTGAGTTCAAGGATCTCGCGGAGCGTATAGTTGAGTTCAATTACCTTGAGATCGGCTCCTGGGTATGAATCCCTTATGCGATCGGCGATATTGCCCTTGCCAGCAGAGGGCTCAAGCACAACATTTCCTTCTCCAATTCGGGCAAACGTCAAGATCTCATCTATGATCGGCTCCGGCGTGGGAAAGTAACCTTGTATCTTCATGCCAAGCAGGTCCATCTCCTTCTCGCGGAGTTGCCTTACACTGTCCGGCTCCGCCGGACCCTCAGGGGCCAGCTCGTCCATTGCAGTTTTAGCATGTTCAAAACTGAACTCATTATGTATCCCCGCAGAGGATAGCTGGTTACGCGTATCCTCATACCACTCATGTGTGGGATATGCTCTGCACGTAAGCAGTGTCTCTACAACAGCCTTTGTGCGCACACGAAGAAGCGGCTCAGGTAAACTGCCCACCTCAATAGCATCTGCCATTGCTTCCAAGGCGATCTTAAGACGTTCCAACCTGTCTGCGTCCGCCATCATGCCCCTTGCTATCCTTGCCTTACGGGCCGTCAGCTTTCCGCTTTGAGTTATGGCGGGGTTGCGCTTATTTTCTATCTGATCCTCAAGAGATTCCGCGTTCTGACGAAAGCGCTCAACTGCCCTGAGGTCTTTCTCTGTAACGAGTTGAAATAATGTGTTCTGCATGGTTTACCTCACCTCCTGACGTAAAGAGATTTCTTTTGGACTGCATCCGTTCTCATAAGCGAGCAAAGCCTTTGTCTCCCTGATCTCGCCTGGGAAAAGCCCCTCAAGGGTGATGGACCATAAGTCCTTCCCATTGAGGGTGAAAGTCAACCAATCCTTACCTGTTTTCATTGCCTGTGCCTCCATTTTTCCTTATTTTTCAGTAACTTAGCTTACTTTTAGCCTAACTTATGGAGGCACCTAAGGCAACTTAATTTTACTTATAAATCAAACACTTACGCTTATCGACCGTAAAAATGGCATCTTTTTTGACACCTGCCGGAGAGGTAGGGGTTTCGGCACAAAACATGCCAGAGAGCCCCTACCTAAACGGCTTCGTGTACGTCCCTATACGGCCTTTTTGTCAAAGAACAGGTGTAATAAAATTAAGGGGTTACATCCCCGAATATGGATGCATGTATACTTATATTCGAAAATATATTTACCCTCTGTACGTGGCTTTACGCGCTTCGCTAAGTTATTGATTTAATTAAATAAACCTCTTAGCTTCCAAATAAGGTCAAAACCTTGATCTTAATTGTCCGCGCTCTCCGGCTCAATTTGGAGCTGCTCGCGCGCCAGTTCCATTATTTTCATCAGGGCCGTAGGGTTGTTCATGATCCTGAACTTCTCCTTAACGTCCGCCAACATAGCGAAGACATCATCGTAATGCTTGCGCGAGAGGACGTAGTGCTCGTCGTCCATGAACATCATGTCCATCTCCGCCAACGTCTTCTGAAGCGCTCCCTGCTCCTCAGGCAGGAACAGGAACATGATCGACTTGTGGTCCAGCCTGGCCTCTGCGATTGAGAGGAACTCAAGCTTGTCCAGTTCTTCAAGCAGCTCACTGTCAAGGCCAGCGTACATCTTGAGATCTATGTCCTTGATCTCGTCCCAAAGCTCCTTGAGCAGCACCGGATCGTCCTTGCCCACAAGGGAGTTGTGCGAGAGTTGAATGGCTATCTTCTCATCGTTCGTTATCTCGCGGTCAATGACCATGACCATAACGCCATCGAGTCCGGCGTGTACCGCGGCCTGTACCCTGTGGTTGCCTGAGAGCACCAGGAGCCGGCCATCATCACCCCTTTGGCAGAGAGGCATTGAGGCCATGGCCCCGTCTCTCTTGATGTTCTCCACCAGGTTTCGAAACACGTCCTCGCCCATGTAGTGAGCGTTCTTATCCAACAGCTTTATCTTTGCAGGATCCTCATAAGCCAGTTTGTATGGAGCCTCGCCTAGTGCGACGTTAAGATGCTCTATTGTTTCCCGTATTTTTTCTTCCATGCGCCCACAACCTCCTGTATTGACATGTCGTTGAATTCGGCCCTGTAATTCAGGAACCCTTCACCACGTTTTTCAAGCTGAAAGACTCCACGATATTTCATGGAGACAGGCCTGTCAGTGAACGCGGTGGTCAGCATGTAATCAATGCGCCTGATAAGCTTTTCCTCAAGGAACTGCTTGACCTCGGCGCAACGTGCGACCATGAGCAGGAGCTTTGCAAGCCGCCTGTGTCGCATGCTTGGAACGACAAAATCACTCAGGAGGTATATTCCCCTGTCAGCTGGGTTTGTGCCTCGGGTGTTGTAGGCCTGGAAGATTAGAAAACCAAAGAGCTTGCCATCTACAAATACAAGCAGGTTGGGATCTCCAGCCGCTGGCTGGATCTTCTTGCTCAGAAACAGGTTACGGTAATGGTTCACCACCGTTCCCTCTGTGGGTTGAACAGTCACCGGCCCATCCGGGACCTCTGCGTCGGGCATGAGGAGGCTATAGGGCAAGACCTTTTCGTTGAGCCTGCGTTTAAACAGTCCATGCTTCATGCCAAGGTTGCTGTAGATGTACACAGTCTTCTTACCAAAGAGCTCCACCTGGGCAACGCAAGGAAGATCTCGCTCCCTGTCGTCATACAGGATAAATTCACCCGCTGTCATTCTGTTTACAGCGTCTTCCCTGCGCTCATCGGTCAGAAGCCCGTAGTCTGGAACATCCCAGGACACGGACTCTTCAAGCCGCTGAAAGAGCTTCTCGTACCCTCCAACATAGGTGGGTAGAAAGCCGATACTTACCCCGTCAGGGCGTGGGAAATAATCGTGAACGTCAACTGTGGCGTATTCCCTGATGCTGATGGTTGCCAGAGCCTTCTCTGTCTTAACGCGCGTGGCCTCGAACATAGATTCCCATGCACTCAGGTAGTGCGACCACATCCGCTCGGCAAAGACGCTGTTGCGCTTCTCGAACTTGAGCATTTCAAGCAACAGGAGGACCGTTGCAACAGACTCCACCGGGCCACGGCTGTAATACTCGTTGGCCCAGCGCAGCTCCTCGCTTACAAACTCGGCCTTCAGTAGACGGCCAGTCAGGGCGTACCCAATAACCGAGGAGTACAGCGATACATCGTTTGAATAGATCTCCGCCCGCTCGCAGCGGCGGCTTATGAGCTGCTCTATCGTAAAGTTACCAGAGCAACCCACATAGCATTTTTTCCCCTCAAGATACGGGGCTTGAGTGAAGAAATACTTGCGGAGTTTGTCATTAATGGCCCCAATAAAAGCCATGCCAGTACCAAGCCTTTCCGGCAGGCACATGCTATAATCCCAGACCGTCTGAGCTAGGTGCAAAACGACGGCCGGGGGTGTAGCAGGCTTGCCTGTGGCCATGGTACTGACATGGTCGGATTAAGCCCCGTTGGCGCGGGGCACCCTACACCCTCAAACTTAAACTAGATTGTCAAAGAACCTGTACTACATGTGCTTCTAACTAAACTCCCAGGAGCCTTCATCTCGACGGCCTTCAATTACCATTGCCAATTCTTCTTCGAGTTCCTTAAGCTTCTCGTTTTTAAGATCGTTTAGCTGCGGCCCCAAAGGCTCGTCTGCATTAATAAGGCCTTCCAAATTCTCAACCTCCTTTCTCATGGATTATCTGACGAATAGCGCGGGGCGTAAGATCGTGCGCACAAGCAAGAGCCTCATATGAGTAACCATCCTTGTAACTCGCCCTTATAGCAAAGTCACGAGCTTCAATCACAAGGGTTCTCTTGCTGGGGATATGTAAGTGCACGCCACCCCACTCTTCCACTATTATTTTGATCGCTTGACTACCAGCGTCCCAATCCATCTCTTTTAGAATTCGATTAAAAACCCTATCTACAGTTTCTCTGTTATCAGACATTCATGGCCTCATCAGCAGGAGATTCAAGTTCTTTCCAGCGGCGGTCCGGGATTGCGGTCTTTCTTCGGGCTCTTTCGCTTATGCGGACGTAGGACTGAGCAGTCTTAACATCACTCCAGCCAGCCAGGGCACATATCTCCAGCAACCCAAAGCCTGCGTCATAGAGATCTGTAGCCCACGTGGAGCGAAGCTTGTGCATGAAAACCGAGGTTGACTGAAACCCCATCTTAAAGCCATATTTTTTCAGAATAGTGCCAGTGTAGTTAGCGTTGAGCCTGGCAGGAGTTGCTTTGGTGCGAATAAAAACTGCTGAATCCACAGGATTAAGGCGCTGACGCTCAAGAAGCCACTGCCTTAAAACAGCGGCTGGCCTGCGCAAGAGAGTAACGGTTCTCTCCTTGGAACCTTTGCCGAAGATGGCTACATGAATAAACGCCCCGGTGTCGTCTAAATTGCCAATATCTAAATTGACCAACTCGCTTTTCCTGAGGCCAGCTCCGTAGACTGTCATAAGCAAGGCTTTATCCCGCAAACCTTTTTGAGTGCTGATACTAGGAGCGCCCAAAAGACGCTTAAGCTCAGAAGTGCTAAATTTCTTTGGCAGCAATTTGGGACGCTTGGGGCTAGGTACGCCTTCCGTCGGATCCAGCAGGATCACCTGCTTGTGAACCAAAAATTTAAAGAATGCCCTCAAGGCTGATAACTTTAAGCACATGCTATTGGGCGACGAGCAACGTAACTCCTTAAACAGCGCTTGCATAAAATCATCTATGTCTTGCCTGAGAACCTTATCCGGATCGAGAGACAGTTCACGATGAGCTAAAAAATCCGCAAACTGCCTAACAGCAAAAACATAGCTGTCAACAGTGTTCTGAGAGTTGCCCATATTTATCCTGCGGAAGTCCGCAAAGGCGCTCAAATATGATTTCATCAGCATTCCACCCCCCGGGCCCCCCATTTCAATGAGAAAACAAACTTATCCAAACTGCTTGTAAAATCTCTCAAAAATAGAAATACAAATAGGGTGTGTGGTGTGGTATTGATCCTTGTATTTTTCAGGGGGGGGTATAGGCATATTGATTGTATATCAGCTATTTCTATTAAATAAATTAGTAACTTAGAACAATGTGACTGCAAAGAACCATGAAATATGCAGACAGATTTAGCTTTTTTAGGTTCGGAACCAGTGCCATGAAGAGCTTCCTTGTCTGAGAGTGTGCAGAGGAGTACAAATAAAAACATATCAATCAAGGACTTAAACCCTAAAACAATGTTTAATAAAATAGTAGATATAATATAGTTTATGTTAGCCATCTGGCCTCCTGTTAAGTAAACAGCCTTTTAATGGAATTTAAACTCCAGCTCTTGCGCTCCTCGTGTGCTTTCAACTCTTGCGTGTAGTTATACTCGCTATGTTCACGTTCAAGAACCGTAGTTAACCAGGCGTATGGATTATTTATCTTCTCCTTCTGCCTGGCCATGGACTCCAGCACATCAAGGATCACCGGCACTGGTATTTGGGACTTATTTGCATGGAATAGAAAACCTACTGGATGGAACTTATTCTGCTGGTGTTTTATGTTGGCATCAAAATTCCAACTGATCTGATAGTGTTCTATTAATTCCTGGGAGAGTTCTTTTAACCGACGTTCCGAATTCTTAAATGCTTTTTCCCAAGAGATCTCCTTGTCAGAGGAAGGCGCGCTGAATGCGCTCTCTGCTTTTTTTCTGTTAATATCATTTCCCTTATCAGTTTCCTTTTCAGTTTCAGTTTCCCTTTCATACACTTCAAGGAGACTGCTTGCAGACTGCGTGCTCACTGCATTATTATCATTAGACCTTTCTAAAAATAATAATAGTTCCCTTTCAATAAACTTATATTTAGCGTATAACCTGTTGGAATTCTTATATTTACTTATAGTGCACTCAATCCATGGAGGCAAAGGCAAAGAAGGAACTGGCGGAGTATTAAGCCTCTGATGATTTGAAAGATTTTTCAACCAGTGTATCTTTTTGCCTGTCTCAGTGCTAAATGGAATAACTTTTTTCTTATCGATTAATATTTTTATGAAATGTTCTACTTCTTTTGAGGTGAACTCAATAAAACCTGACTGCTTTGCTATGGTATGGAAGTTAGGTTCATACCCTCCCCAGTCCTCGGCAATAGCCCAAAGCAATATATAAAAAATTGCTCCTCTTTCCATACTTTTACGAGGGGCACGTTTACCAAGGTTCAT